AACCAGTCCCTCCATAATATATAAAATCTGTATCATCAATATGACATACACATTCTAAATAGTCTCCAATATTAAACTTTGATTTTTTAGACATTTTATATTTTCTTTATCACTATACTATATTTTATACTTTCTACCCATTAACCATATTCTATCTAGACTTGATATTTGACTACTATATCCAAAAGGAATATTTCTTATTGTATGTCTACTTCTTTTCGTTATTTTACAAGTTCCCATAAATAAGGGTCTTATAATTTTATTTTCTTCCTTTTTTATTAATTTATCTCTTTTTATTATTCTTTTTATCACTTTAATTTCTAGAGTATCAATAACTTCCATATCAACCTCCTTTTTAGATTAACTATTATACTTTTACTACTTTCCAACAATATCTTACAAGACTATCTACATATAAAATACTTTTATTATCCGAAATATATACAAACAGACTACAAGTTGGATTATTTTCTAATGTTAAATAATACATATCTTTCCGTGTAAAATTAGGATTTTTAGACCTACTAGAAAATACCCAATCTCCAGGTTGTAAATTATCTTTATTATAAGGTATTAGTTTTACTTTTTTAACTTCACCTTCACCAGAAAAAACATTGTAAGTTTTATCCTCTTTATTATAGCAAATTTTCTGTATATGATTAAATATTAATCCCATAGAAAATTCACTATCATCATTTTCAATCTCCGAAAATATAATATTATCTGGTACATAAATAGTTTCCTTTTTAACTTGTTTTAATATTTTTTTTACCGTTTCATCATTTAACATTATCTTTTTGCCTTCTAACATTATATAATTCATTTTTCTTCTCCTTATTTAATTTATATGTTTATATATTATATTCTTTAGTTATATTACTATATCCATATGTCTTTCAGCAATTATTTTTACTGCTTCTTGCATTCTTTTCATTATCTCTTTTTCCTCTAATTTTCTATGATAACTTCTATGACATCCTTTATGTGTCAATGTTCTATTTTCTGGTTTATTATTATAATGATTTAAGTCTTTATGATGTTCCACCCAATCATCATTTTGTTTTTTTGATAAGTTGGGATAAAAACTTTTCCAATCCATCTTTTTTTTACAGAAATAGCAAGTTGGCTCATATACTTCCACAAAATGCTTTATAAAAAATTTAGCTCTTTCCAATTTACTATTGGTTGACTTCATTTTTTTCCTTTTCTTTTTCTGTATTCGATACATCTCTTATAATAATTTCTCTCATTGCTTTTTTATCATCTTCCACAAACTCGATATTATCATAATAAACTGCATAGCTATCATCACCTAATTTTACTATCATCCTTGAATCTAAATACTGAATAGCTTCCACTTTAGCTTCAAAATTTAAAAGATATTCCTCTCCCTTTCCATCTTTAATGATAGAACCTTTTTTAATGATAATCATACATTCCTCCTAGTTATAATAACCATTTTCCCTAAACTAACATTTTTATATATTCTTATTTTTTTTCTACGGTAGGATTTTTTTAAGTTCCTTATGAAATTACCAAAGCCACGGTTTTTCCACATATAAACTCCCCTCCCTTTATTATATGGTTATATTAATCTTTTTTTATCCTCAACTGTTAATCCTAATTCCCTTCCAACATGGTTTACATGCTTGGAGGTTGTAACACTCCACCAACCTAAGCGATATAATTTCCTGTTATCTCTGTCAATAGTTGCCACGTGTGTAGTGTAAGATATAACCTTATCCCCTTCGATATGTAGATTCTGTTTGTACCTCATTCTGATACCCTCCCTTTATTATTTAGTGATTTTATATTTATACATATCTCGTTGAACTCCGCAAGGTTTAATATCCTCAAACCCTTTGTCATCAATATAAGTTTCAAAGACTCTTCCATATTTATCTGTTATTTGCCCATTAACTATTTTTAAACCCATTTTCTCTTTCAATTGCTTTGTAACTCTTGTTTTCATTTTCCCTCCTTTGTTATATGGTTATACTATTTATAATATACAGTTTGGCTATAAACGGAATATCTTATAAACTCTAAACTATTATCATTTAACCACTGTTTTACCTCTTCCAAGTCGTTGCTTTCAAGATGTATTATACTATTATCATTTGTAATTTTATCTCCCCAGCCTTCTTTTGATAATCTAAATTCTATCATTTTAAACCCTCCTTATACTAAAATAAATTGCATATAATTGTTTTTTATTCATATTTTTAAACTTACTTATTGAATATTTAGGATATCTGTTTTTTAACCATTTTACTAATTCATACTTATATTTAGGTCTCCAAAAATAATATCTATCTATCATATTTTTATATTTTTATATATCCTAATAACTTACTAACATTATTCTTTTTATACTTAAATCTTTTGACTTTTGCTGGATATTTACCAACATTTCCCTCTATTGTATAAACATAATCACTATCAACTTTCTCCACTATACCTATATGACCTTTCCAACTTGTTTTTTTATCTCTCCAAAATACTATTAGATATCCAGCTTTTGGTTCATTACTATCTAATCCCAATTTCTTAGCTTGATTCCATATACTCTTAGCTGATAAACTATAATCCAGTTTATTTATTTTAGCTTGTTTTAAACAATAACTAACAAAACCGGCACACCAAGATGATTCCAAATTATTGTTATATAGTTTAACATATTTACCTTTATTATTTCCTTCAATCTCTCCATTATTAATTTCATTCTTAGCTATATTAACCAAGTTAATAGAATCATTACTTAAACATAATCCATTATGACAATGAAATACTATTAAAAATATCATTAATAATCTTTTTCGTTTTACCACGTTATTTTCCCCAATTCAATATTTATTCTTATGTTAAACTTTCCACCCATTTTAAAACTTGATATTCTTATCCGTCTAAATGTTATATCCCATATAATATATTTATTCCTCATCTTACTAAATTCTTTCCGTTTTATATTCATTTTTTTCATATTATTAAATACTAGACTCCTAGATACTTCCAGAAGTCTAGCATTAACTTGTTTTAGAGATATACTCTAAACTTTTATATTTCCATATTACGAAACTTATCATATTGAGATATAGCAAAATATCATTTAATACTAAAAAAATCTTTTTCATTTATTTTTCGTTTTTAATTTATTGATTTTTAAGAATTGTTTTTAAAAATTAATTTAAAAAAACAAACAATTTAAACTTGCTCTAAAACAAGTTAATAATATTTATTACTAAAAATCAGTCTTAAACTTTTTTTACTGCTTCTTTTTCTGCTTCAAATTGAACTGCAATCTCTGTAATATGATTATACTTGTCAGCTACTCTTTGTGTTGCAATTACTAAATGATAATCTTTTGAAAGTTTTTTGACATCAGTCGGGTGGACGTAATCAAATTTTTTTTCTGCTAATTCACTAATAGTTACTTGAACTGCTTTGCAGTCTTTTTTAATGATATCAAGTCTTACTTTCATTAATTTTAATTTACTGTGTCTGCTTCTCACTGCACTTGCTAATAATTCAATATCGCTTAAATTTAAAGTTTTCATTATATCCCCACTTTTTTTAGTTTAGAGCAAGTTTAAATTGTCAATGAACTTTTTGCTTCCTGCTTTCATTACAAAAAGTCGCTTCTATATATCTAAATACATCTTATAGAAAAATAAACTCTTGTCAATAAAATTATTGAAAAAAATGAAAAACTCAATAAAATCAATGCTTTTTTCTACTACTTATTTTTAAGATAATCTAAAATAAAAAAGTGAAAAAGTGCTTATATAACTAATTGATACTCAATGCTTTATATACTCAATACAGCTCACTTATCGTGCTATAACTTACTGATACTCAAGAGCTTATGTACTATGATTATATATAATCTCTATACATTTACAAGTCAATGATTATCAATGTTTTATAGATAAAAATAAATTCTTTACTGTATACTCAAAAATAAAACTGATTTCTAAATAACATAATAATAATAATAGCGTATTATATCACAATGCTATTTAATAAGCTGTAAATGCACTATACAGAGCTTGGAATTAGTATAGTAATTAATTCTACTGTATGATTAAATAAATTGCTTAAATAGACTGTTATGTATTATTAAATGATACTAAATAAAATGTAAGTAAAATGAAAGTTAATTGACGATTGAATGATAAGAGAGTGAAGCAGTATTGACGAGAGAGTGAATAATAAATTAATTTTAATTATAGTCTCTCTCTAAAATAAGCTGTTTTTAATTGCAGTCTATTTATAGACTACATAATTATTAATCATTGAGTACCAATGACTTATATAACGAATATGGACGGGGGGTTGAATTTAGCATATCTTAGCACAGCGACAAAGGACTACGACTGTATTCCTCACGCACACTGGCCAATATCCCAACGGACAGTTTTCTCTCTTTTTATCTTTCTTTATCTCTTCTCTATCTTCTCTCTCTTCTCTATCTTTTTATCTTTCTTAATTACAACTTAATTAGACAGCTTTTAAAAGCTTCGTTATAATCGTCATTAAAATAATTCAAACATCTTCCTAATCGTCATTTAAAGGGTATAGAGAGATAAAGACGTATATTCTTATACATACATTAGATAAGTATTTATAATACGTCTAGGATTGACAGTATAGTGCTAAATTTGCATTTTTGTGTAATAATAGAGTATCTCTATATATGTAGATAAAATTAAGCTTAAAAGCTAAATTTGAGAGTCAATTAGAATCAATTAGAATCAATTAGAGTTAAAAAGAGTCAAAGAGAGATAATCGTAATTAAAGAAAGTTTTTAATTAATATATAATATATATAATAGTGAAATTTATTTTTGAAATCTAGTTAACAAAACAGGGTAGGTATTACATAATATAAGTAGAGGTTAGTTGTGATTTGGTTGGTGGAGAGTTTTCATTAATATATATAACATATATAACATAATATAAGTTAGTTGGGTGAACATGCTCAATAGCCTGGAGCAAAATCAATCTGACGTGGGGTGCAAGTCAGTTTTATTACGCAAGTAATAGAATCAAAGTTAAGGGCAACTGCTGAGACAGACTGAGAGACCATGAAAAATGAGTTCTAAAAATAAATAAGAGAACTCTTTAGATGTTTTATTGGAGAAATCTAACTTGACAAGAAATTATCAAGTTGCAAGGCGCTCTGATAATTGAAGGTATGCAAAAGTCCTTCACTACTTATATTTAATATTTTTATTTAATCTTTAAAGTCTTTATAGTTGATGTGGAAAGGGACCACCACATGAAAAACCCTATCCATTTTGATTCTAAAATAATAGTAATAACAGGGAGTAAGGTATGAATGAAGAGTTAATTGAAAAAGTTGAAGTTGAAGTTGAAGAAGCTGAAGAAGCTGAAAAAGTAGAAAAAGTAGAAAAAGTAGGGAAGAGTGAAGAAGGTGAAGTTGAAAAAGTTGAAAATGGTAATGTAGGTGAAGTTGAAGCTAAAAAAGGTAAAGAAATACCTAGAGTTAAATTTTTAATGTTTGAAGCTATTATAAGTAGTGAAGTTGATAGAGATGGTAATTTTATTATAAAGTATAAATACAGTAGAAAAGGATTTCCAATTGAAGATTTAGGAAAATCTATGAGAGCATTTGAAGCTCATATATTACAAGACATAAAAGAAATTTAAGGAAATATAAAAATGAAATTAAACACTACAATGCAGGCGAAATTATGGTGTTCGAAACCCGAACATTCATATGGTAGAAGTCTATCCTATCAAATAGATAATACCATTAGCTCGCTGGAGGTGTCTTTTACATGATAAAGTAAGGGAAACAGAATTAAGACACTTACTAGAAAGCGAGCAATAACATGCTCGCTTTTTTTTTATTTTAAGGGAGTTTATACCGTAGGGGTAGCGGGATTGGCTGTAAACCAATTATACTTGTATTCGGGTAGTTCGACTCTATCAGCTCCCACCAGGCTAGATATCCAAATGGTAAGGAAGTGAATTGCAAACTCACTATTTGTTGGTTCGATTCCAACTCTAGTCTCCAGGAAGAATGACAGAGTGGTAATGTGCCAGTTTGCTAAACTGAGTCAGGCTAATACCTACGGAGGTTCAAATCCTTCTTCTTCCGCCAAAATAAGGAGTATATTATGACTTTTGTAATAGGTGATATTCATGGAGCTTTTAAAGCTTTAAAACAATGTTTAGAGAGAAGTAACTTTAATTATACTGAAGATACTTTAATAGTATTAGGTGATGTAGTAGATGGATGGAATGAAGTACCTGAATGTATTGAAGAATTACTTAAAATAAGAAATCTTATATATGTATGGGGTAATCATGATTGGTGGTGTAATAAATGGTTTAAGGAAGGTTGGTCACATCCTATGTGGGAAGAACAAGGTGGTAGAGCTACTAAAGAAGCTTATATTAAACAAGGTGATTTGTTAGTAAAACATAGAGATTTCTTTGATAGAGCAATAAAATATTATTTAGTAGATAATAAGTTATTTGTACATGGGGGAATATCTCCAGCTATAATTCAAAGACCAATAGAGAAACAAGAACTAAATGATTTAATGTGGGATAGAGAATTATTTAGAGTTGCAAGATTTAAACATTATAGAGATTCTAGTTATAAATATGCTGATTATGATGTCATATTTATAGGTCATACTTCTACTGAAGGAACAAATTCTGAACAACCTATTAAAGTTTGTAATGTATGGAATATAGACCAAGGTGCAGGATGGACTGGTAAACTAACTATAATGAATATTAATACTGAAGAGTATTGTCAAAGCGATAATGTACTGAAATTGTATCCAAATGTAAAGGGAAGATATTAATTAGGAAGGTCAATCAGATTGGCGACTGAACTTGTTTTGAAAACAAGCGAGCTGTAAAAGGCCTTGGGAGTTCAACTCTCTCACCTTCCGCCAGCATCTTAAGTGTTTTAGGCGGCATTTCTGACTTCCAATCAGAGGGAACGAGTTCGATTCTCGTAAGATGCTCCAGCCTGTGTAGTATAGTGGCATTATACCTGTTTTGTAATCAGGTGACGGGGGTTCGACTCCTCTCATGGGCTCCAGCCAAAGTAGCACAATGGCAGTGCAGCGGTCTTATAAACCGTAATCGCCAGATTAGCGAGTGATGATGGTTCGAATCCATCCTTTGGTACCAAGTCAGGTAGCTCAATGATAGAGCAATCGACTGATAATCGATAGACGAAAGTTCAACTCTTTCTCTGACTACCAGAATTCATAGTTTAATGGCAGAATAGGAGACTCTTAATCTCTTGATGAAGGTTCGAATCCTTCTGAGTTCACCAGGGTTGTTAATGTAAAGACCGCATGAAAGACTTTTAATCTTTTCGAATTGGTTTGATTCCAATACAACCTACCAGGCAATATAGCTTAATAGTAGAGTACTTCCCTGTCAAGGAAGGGGGTGCGAGTGCAAGTCTCGCTATTGTCGCCATGCGGGTGGCTGGGATTGGTATCCCGATTTGTCTCATAAGCAAATGACGAGAGTTCGATTCTCTTGCCCGCTTCCAGGAGCTATGGTGTAGTGATAGCACGTTTGACTTTCTATCAGACAGTACGGGTTTGATTCCCGTTAGCTCTTCCAGGTAAATGTAGTGTAATGGATGCATAATTGACTGTGACTCAATTAGTGTGAGTTCAATTCTCACCATTTACCCCATGCTAGGTAGCTCAGGTAGTAGAGCGGGAGTTTGAAAAACTCTGTGTGAGAGGTGCAAGTCCTTTCCTAGCAACCACAGTGAGTAGGCCAGTTGGTAGGTCGCTTGGTTTGGAACCAAGAGGACGGAGGTTCGAGTCCTCCCTCGCTGACCATAAAATATACTTAAAAAAGGAGGTGTAAAATGAAAGTAACAAGAACAGAAAAATTCGGAGTATTCACTATTGTAGAAGTACAAGATGAAAGTGGAAAGAAGGCTGTTGGTATTTCAAAGCGTTCTAGATTAGATTCTAAGAATGATGATTTAGGTACTTCAATAGCTACTGGTAGAGCAAAAAAAGCTTTATCTCGTAAACTACAAAGAAAAAGTGTACAAAACGTGTATATGGGATAATTCCAATTCTCGTGGTATATAGGATGTGCCCAAGGCTACGAACCTTGAGAAGCTAGTTCGAGTCTAGCCGAGAATATTAACCCTCTTAGTTCAGTGGATAGAGCAACCGCCTTCTAAGCGGTAAGTCGTTGGTTCGAATCCAACAGAGGGTACCAGCAGGTTTGTGTATTTTCCTAAGCTCGAAACTATGGGAGTTAGATACCCTAAAAAGACTAATAAAAAAATACTCATCAGCGAATGTAGGCCAACGGCAGAGTCAATGGTTTTAGAAACCATTCAGTGAGGGTTCGAATCCTTTCATTCGCACCAGGAGAATTAGTGTAATGGCAACACACTAGTGTTACATACTAGTAATAAAGGTTCAAATCCTTTATTCTCTACCATCCCGTATCTTTTAATGGTAGGAAGGCTGGCTGTTAACCAGTTAATGGTGGTTCGAATCCATCTGCGGGAGCCAGGGCTTGTAGCTCTAATGGCAGAGCAACTGCCTTGCAAGCAGAAGGGTGAGAGTTCGAATCTCTCCTAGTCCACCAGGGGGAAAAATGTTACGGTAGCATATTTGTCTCCAAAACAAATAGACGTGGTTCAATTCCACGTTCCCCTGCCAAGAAGAGTAGTGTAAATAGGTGAGCACATTAAGCTTTGAACTTAATAGTATTGGTTCGAATCCAGTCTCTTCTTCCACTTCATTTTAACCTATTTTCATTTATTTTTGAAATCTAGTTAACAAAACAGGGTAGGTATTACATAATATAAGTAGAGGGTGAATACTAGCTTTTTTCCATGTTTTTTATATAACTCCTTACCCTACTTAAATTTATAAAAATATATGGACTATGAAGCAGCAATAAGACAGTTGAAAAACCTCTCTAATATGAAAGGTGAGGAAAATAAAGAAAAATTACATCAAGCGGCTCTTAAACAAATTAAGGTTATGGATAAAGACCTAAATGTTCAGAGCATGTTCCCTACTAGAGAAGAGAAAAGTTTATCTAAAAAGTTATTAAAAAAATATATAGATGATTATACTATCGAATCTATTTCTGATAAAAATACTTTAAAACAACTTATATATTTTGAGGTTATTCAGTATCGTTTACAACAAGTTACTAATAAAGCTCATGATGAAAATAAATCTGTACCGCTAAAGTATTTAGATTCTCTTCATAAAAATTCAAATCAAATTATAGCTCTAAAGGAAACTTTAGGTATTACTCATGATAATAATATTAAAGAGGATTCTTATAATTCTCTTAATGATATTAAAAAGAAGTTTAGTATTTGGAGAAGACAAAATGTAGCTGAACGTACTAGATTATGTCCTCATTGTGGTAAAATGATTCATTTTATTATGAGAATGGATAGCTATGATGCAAAAAAACATCCTTTCTTTCAAGGTAGATTTTTAACCAATAAATTATTTTTAAAGTTATATAAAGAAGGTAGAATAACTAGAAAAGAATATAGTGAAGGGTTAGAAGTTAGTCTTGACTATATTAGCTTTTTATTAAAGAAAATAGATAAAAATGATTCAATCAATATCTGAAGAAGACCTTGATTTCATTGAAGATTTTTACGACCCAATTGCTTATAGTGAATGTCTATTTTCTGATTTTGATAATTTAAGTATTCTTAATGATGAATTTGGTCATATTAGAAATGGTCAAATTTCTATGTTATCTTATGAATATACTATTGATAGAGACCCTAGTTTAAGTAAAAAGGAAAATTTTCATTTAAAAGAGGGTGCAGGTAGTTTATATAATTTTGGAGCTAGAAAATACGGTAAAACACTTATAACATTACTTATTGATATGTTGACATCTGCTGTTCATTTAGACGGGTGGAATACTTTATTTAGTTCTTTTGACCAAGTTCACGTTAGAAAAGTTTTAGAAGTTTTTATAGGTGCCATAGAAAATCATCCTTTTTTAAAACAGTTTAATCCTAGAGTTAAAAGAAGTCCAACATATTTTATAAAATTTAAAAATGGTTTTTCTATAGAAAGTGTTAATCAGAATATAGCCTCTAAGAATCCAGGTGGACAATTCTTTGGACATCATACTAAGAAACACTGGATGGAAGAAGCTTCCAAAGAAACTGAGAAAGTTGAAGCAAAAAGAGTTGATGCTATTTCAGAATTAGGTTGTATAGAAAGATTTTCTGGAATGACTGATTTTACCAAATATTCTCCTGCTGGTAAAATTTTTTATAATGCTAAAAAAAGAAATTGGATTGTTAATCTCCCACAATATATTAATCCAATGTGGGATAACAAAACAAAAGGTGATGCTGTTAAAAAATATGGTGGAGAAAATAGTATAGGATATAGAGTTTTTGTTAAAGGTGAAGTTGTTGAAGATGGTATTTCAGTTTTTGATATGGAACGTGTTAAAAGAAATTATGATGAAGAACGTTCAATTAGACATATTGAATTACCTAAAGAAAGATTTAAGTTTTTTAAAGAAATTATTATTGTAGAAAGACCTAAAAATGCTGAAGTTATATATGTAGCAGCAGATATAGGTGAATCTGCTCCAACAGAAATTATTATAATTTCAAAAGTTAATGATATTTATAAGTACTTATATAATATAACTTTATATAATTTAACAGATAAAGAACAATTTGAAATTTTTAAATATATATCTGAATCAGTACAAGTTAATTTTATAGGTTTAGATACTACTGAAGGAACTGGTCGTGCTATCTATAGAAGTTTAGAGGAACACTATGGTAAAGAACATTTAGTGTGGTGTGCTTTTAATGAAAAAATACCTGTTGGTTTTGAAAAAGATGAAATAGGTAATTTAATTTTTAAAGATGGTAAACCAATTGTTAAAGAAGAATTTGTTTCTGAATGGTCTATTAAACATTTAAAAGAAGATTTGTTATATGCTGAAAGAATGTATCTTCCAATGGATTATAAATTGGATATTCAGTTAAATTCAGTTATATCAACACAATCAGGGAATAGAACTGTTTATGCTTGTGTAAGTGAAGAAGACCATTTATTAGCTGCTTTTAGAGTTTTTAGTATTATGCAATGGAGTAATGAATTTAATTTACTTAAACCAGTTATAAAAAAGAATTTCGGAAAATCGGGAGTTTAGTGAATGGCAAAAAATTATCAACAACCAACAAGTAGTTTATTAAGTGATAGAATGAGAATGAACCCTCTTTTATCATGGCTTTCTGATATGGTTCAAATAGCTGCTTCTGATGAAATAAAAGTACCAGAATCTTATAAAGAAAGAGTAATAGCTGTTAAGTCATTATTAGAAAGTGATACTTCTGGTTTAGTGAATAGTGTATTAGATTTCGCTATTGATTCTGCTTTAGTTGATTATTATGTAGAAAGTGATAATAAAAATTTAACTAAAATTTTAAATAATTGGTTAAAAAATATTAATAGTGATTTAAGAGGAGAAGTACCAGTAGGTGTTTTATCTTTAGCTAAAGAATATTTTAGAGAAAGATGGAAAGGAAGTTCTTTTCTTGTTTTAAGAACATTTTGGGAAGAAAAAGATGGTATTACTATTCCAACAGTTCTTTATTTTGTAGATGGTGGAGATGTTGAAGTTGAGTATAAAGGTGAATCTAAAAATTTAATGGATAAACAATATTATTTAAGAATATCTAAAGATAAAAAAAAGAAAATTGGTGTTGAAAAAAATGAAAAATTATTTGTTCAAAGACCTTTTTCGTCTTGGGGAGATAATTATACTAATCCTTTTCTTATTCAAAGAGGTGTTTATAGAAATTTAAAGTTTTTAGAATTATTAGAAAAGAAAGGTGAATTTGTAGTTGGAAAAGCATTAGAATATCTAGCTATTTTAAAAAAAGGTAGTGAGGGTATGGCTTTAAGTCAGAATCCAGATTTTATTTATTCTGAAGAGGATTTAAAAAAAGCAAGTAGTGATTTTAAAACTTTTGTACAAAATAGAAAAGGTTCATCGGGTGTATCTTTTTATACTACTAATTTTGATACTGAATTAGAACATAGTATTCCAGAATATTCTAGAGCATTAAAACAAGAATTATATAGTCCAATAGAAAAAAGAATTTTAGGAGGATTAGGATTAATTGATGTAATGCAAGGAATATCTAGTACTAGAAAAGAAGCTATACTTAATCCTAAACCATTATTTTCTGAAATTGAAACTGGAGTTAGTGATTTTAAAAATTTAATTTTAGATATAGTTTCTACTATAAAAGAAGTTAATAAAACTGGACATAAAAAATATTTTAATAATGATATTATTATTAGTAATTCTATAATTAAAGATTCTGTATCAGATAAAGTGTTATCTCAAATTAGAGGTGGTTATGATAGAGGAATTATTTCAAAAAGAAGTTATAGTGAAAGTTTGGGTTATAATTTTACTACTGAAGTAAAACGTAGAGAATTAGAAATTCCTTTAGAAAAAGTTACTTATCCTCCAGTTGTACAAAATCAAGAACAAAAATCTGATGAAAAAGATAATATAATAAAAGAAGAAAAAAAGCAAGAAGACAAAAAGGGTCCAGAAAAGAAAAATTATAATCAATCTGTAGAACTTGAAGAAGGTATTGTTGTAAAAAAGAAAGGTGGTTGGCATGCAATTTCAAAAGATGGTAAAAATCTTGGTGGACCATATACAACTGAAAAAGAAGCTATTGATAGATTGAGACAAGTTGAATATTTTAAGAATAAAGGAGAAATAGATGGCTAATTCACCAGTAAGTGTTTTATGTAAACCAATGCGTTCGCCAGGTATAGTTTGTACAGAGATAACTAGTTGCACAATGAAACTATATTTTTCATAAACTCTATGAAAAATGAAGAGGATAATATTATGAATTTAGAAAAATTTTTAAAAGATTTAAGTTATAATGCTAAATACGAGTTTTTAGATTATGGTGAAGCTAAGAGTGAAATTGCTACTGTTGCAGAAAAAGCTAGAATTAAACTTCCAGCTCATGATTTAGCAGTATTTAAATGTACTTATGCATTTGTAGATAGACAAAATCTTAATGGATGTACATTACCTAAAGAAGAAGTGAAAAAAGCTTTAAATACTTTAATTGGTAAAGCTGTTGATTTTGACCATATGAGAAAAACAGTAGTTGGTCATTGGATAGATGCAGAATTAGATGGTGATAAGATTGTAGCATATGGTATATTTTTTAAGGGTAATTTTGAAGATGATTATATTTTAATTAAAGAAATGATGGAAAAAGACGTTCTTTCTATTTCTTTTGAAGCTTATGGAGATAGAGAGTTTACTGGTAACGGTGGTTATAATTTAACTGATATAGAATTTTCAGGTGGAGCATTGTTAATTAAAACAAATCCAGCATTTCCTGGAAGTGAAGTTATGGAGATGGCTAAAGAAAGAGTTTTAGAGTTCGCTAAAGTTATGACAGAACCTAAAAATTATGTACACGATACTTATAATGATAAAAAAGAAAAGAAAATAGATAAAATTGAAGATAATAAGAAGATTATTGGAGGAATAGATATGAATAAGGAAGATTTAGAAAAAGCTATTAAAGCTTTATCTGATTTAGATAAAGTAAATAGTGGAAAAAGAAAAGTTAAATGTACAGTTTGTAATTGGGTTGGATTAACACCTGAATTAGCAAAATCTACTCAATGTCCAGCGTGTGGTCATAGTGTAGTATTAATTTCAGACAAAGGAAAAATAATTACCGATATAGGAGGAATAATTATGGAAGAAAAAATTAAAGAGTTAGAAAAAGAAGTTGCTTCTCTAAAAGAGAAAGTTACTAAAAAAGGTGAAGAGCTTGAAAGAGCTACAGCTACCGTTACTGAAATGAAAAAAGAATCTGAAGAAGCTAAAGTTAAAATTGAAGAGATTGAAAAAGCTAAAGAAAAAGAAATTGCTAAAGCTAAAGAAGAAGCTACTAAATTAGCTGAAAGAAAATCTGAGCTTGGTGAAACAGACCTTTCAGATGAAGATATTTTAGATGATGCTAAATTTGAAAATGCAAAGTTAAAGAAAGAGTTAGCTGATAAAGATGCTGAAATTGCAAAGTTAAAAGATGGTAAAGATGGTAAAGATGATAAAGGTGGAGTTAAAAAAGATTTAGATAAAGGTAGTCATAAAGAACAAAAAAATGAAGTAAAAGAGAAAGCGGATAAAGTTCGTAAATTCTTTTTACAAGAAGAAATAAAATAATTATAGATAGGAGGATATCTAAAAATGAAAAATTATAGTCAATTAGAATTGGCAAAAATCTTTGGAGAACCGGTTGACCCTAGAAAACCGTATCCAAATGTTGTTAATGAAGCTTGCGAAACTGATGTTGCGGAACCAAACGAATATCATTATTATTTTGATGTATTGTTAGAATCTGATACGATTCATACAATTACTAATACTGGTGCTGTTACACAAATTAATGTTATTCCTGATACACCTGCTGCGTTAACTTTTATTGATGTTGCTTCCCCTGAATATTATGTAAAGTTAACTGATTTAGCTAGTGCTAAAGAAAGAACTATCGCTAGAAAATTAAAAACTATTAAGAGAGCTTTGGATGCTTATGAAACTTTTCAAGTTTTTGAATGTATGGATGCTGCTTGTAATACAAGTGGTAATTCTATAGATAGAAGTGCTTCTACTAGTGCTACAACTTTTAACTATGAACATTTAGTTAAAATGATTGATGGAGTTATTGATTTTGGTGATAGTTATACATTGTTTGCAGGTACTACTATTGATAGAGATATTAAATTATGGGATTGGAATGATAATAAATATACTTCTTTAGCTGCTGCTTTAAAAGATTTAGATGTTAATATAGTACGTTCTAATGCTTTAGTTACTGTTGATAGTTCAGCTACAAGAGCTCTTGAAGGTGGTATTGCTTATTTAGTAGCTAAAGATACTGAAGTTGGAAAACCTAATTTATTTGTTAGAAAGAAAATTAATGATATTGATTTATTAGGTGGAGCTATTAAAGAGGATGGAGGAGCCCCACAAAGACTTATCTTTGTATCTCCTAATCCTATTACTGTTACTGGTTCTGCAAGATATCTTGCTGTTGGTATTACTGGTTTTGAAGAAATTGTTGTTGCTAATACTAACCCTTATGGTGTTTATAGATTCGAAAGAATTAACTAGATTAAATAGATGGGGGGTGGGGTTTCCTGCCCCCTTACTTTAAACTGGAGAAGTTTTGATTACAAATTTAAAGAAAAAACAATTAAATTCGTTATGGTATTTTTTAAGGTCACATGTCCAATCAGATTTTTATTTAACTAAAAATAATCGTAGAGTTTTTATTACAGAATTAAAAACATTTAGAAGTTTATTATCACAATCTAATAATATTTTAGTTCATGAAGAAAAAGATATTAATGGTGTTATGATGATTTGGTCAGGTGACGGTGGTGATACAAAAAGACGTTATATTAAATTTAATGCTATTGATGCAAGAGTAGTTGATAGATTACTCACAATATTACTATGGAATGTAAATACTGATTTATTTGTAAAAATTGAAAAGTATTCTCCATTTATTTATGTTTTTAAAGATAAAAATTTTAGATTTGCTCATGGTAGAGGTAAAGAAATTTTATTACATTATAAATATAGAGAGAGGAAATATGGCAGTAAAAATATCAGATATAACAACAAAAGTAAGATATCTTCTAGGTGATATATCTACAACTACAGTAGATGTATTTACATACACTACTAGTAATGTATTCACTTTAACAGAAGACCAAGCTATTTCTATTTCTAATGTGTTTTTGAATGGAGCAGAAATGGGAACTAGTGAAGTTTCATTTGATTCTACTACTAATAAAGCTACTGTTAATTTATCAATGACAAGTGGTGATACTGTAGAAATACGATATACTTGTTATCAAAATTATTCTGATTCTGTAATTGAAGCTTATATTAAATCTGCTTTAATTAATATAAGTATGAATAATTATAAAGATTTTATTGAAGAAGCGACTTATATTTTTCCTGAACCAGACACTAGAGAAATAAATTTAATATCATTTGTTACTGGATTATTAATTGAACCAGATAATAAAACATATAGATTACCAGATGTAACTATAGTTGCCCCAAAAGATTTACCAATGCATGACAAAATAAGTAAATTTATTTGTGTTTTTAAGAAAAATACACATGGAATTTTCTCTACTTTATAGGACAAAATTATGAATAAATATTATTTAGGAACTGCCATAAAAATTTCAACAATACTTAATATAGATACAGCTGATACTGTTACTATTACAATTAAAGATGCTTCTAATACTGCTAAAATTTCCTCTACTTCAATGTCTAAAGAACAAAATAAAGTTTATTATTATGTTTTTCAAACAACAAATACTAGTTCATGGAATGAAGGTGTATATACTGCTGAAATTACAGTTACCTATGGAGGATATACTAGTTATACTGAAAAGGGTTTTGAAATGATAGACCCTGACTAAAGGAGAATCTAAGTATGAATGATGAAAATGGTCGTAAAAATGGTTATAGAGTGATAGAATGGTTTAGATTTATTACACCTGTATTAATTAGTATTACATTATTTATGGTTGGTGATTTAACTAATGAAATAAAAGACATAGATAATAAAATGTTTATACATTTAACTAATGAAGAGATTCACGTTCCTAGAGAACAGTTGGTAAATAAAGCTGAATTTGTTATGTATAGTAATTTTATAGATGAAAGAAATAAAAGAATATCGCTAATTTTAGATAGAATAGAAATAGCATTAAAAAAATGTAGTATGTGTAAATAAATGAAAAAGCTTTTTTCACTACAAAAACTTTTAGAGAATTCAAGATATACTACTAAGATTAAAATATTTTTTTCCACAAAAGCGGCTGGTGAAGGTTATGATTCTTATGAAGATAATTACACATTCACTAATTTAAACCCATTAACTATAAAAGCTTATGTTACTGAAATTTCTTCAGAAGCTTTAGTGTGGAAAGCATATGGGTTAAAAGAAATTGGAGCAAAAGAGATAATTTGTAAGTCACAATATACTAATTGGTTTAAAATGGCTAATAAAGTTGAAATAGATGGAGATGAATATGAAGTTTTTAAGGAAGGAGTTGGTAATAGAGCCAATATTCAAAAAAGACCATTTAATTTTATAAGAGTTATTTTACAAAAGAAATCATGAGTGGAAGTTGGTTTAGAACTACAAGAAATGTTGAGTTATCTACTATCTATTACTTAGAGACAGAAATAGGTGCTAGTTGGAGTAATGTTAATGTAGTTAAATCTTTTAAAAATGCTTATGATGTTGCAGTTCCAGTAGTTTGTATTAGATTATTAGATGCTAATTCTGCTAGATTAGAAGTGGGAGCTACAACTTTAGATAATGAATATATGATTTCTATTGATTTATTTGGTAAGTCTGATGGACAAAGATTAGATTTAACAGATTTTATTGTTGATAAATTAAAAGATAGTTGGGTTTATTATTTATTTTCACATGCTACCGGTAATAATTCTCAAATGGTAAAAACAGCGGATGGTAGATGTTTAGTTAGAAATTATATTACTAATACTAGAGTTAATTTAGAAGGTAATGCAGTAGAATCGCAAGATAGATTTAGACAAAATATAACTATATTAGTTAGAAAAAGTATATAATGAGTAATAATTTTAGAATAGAAGTATATCAAAAAGGTGCTTCTCCAGAAGTTATGTTGAAAGACATAAATTTAAAATTTATTAACTATAAAAATGCTTTAATTGCTTTAGGTGAAGAAGCTAAGAAAGTGATGAGAATGAAAATTAAGCTTGAAGTTAGTGAACATTCTACTGGTAATTTAGAAAGAAATATAGAATCTTATCCTTTAACAGATGGTTCTGTTGGTGTTGGTAGAATTAGTTTATTAAATAGAAATGCTAAATATTGGAGAGTTATTAATTATGGTGGATATACTCCCCCTGCTAATATAGGATATTGGGGAGATTATGAATCTCCAAGAGCAGGAGCTACTGGTCAAAGATGGACTCATCTTGGTATTGATGCAACAACTGGCGAACAAGGTGGATTTTTAATGAAACCAAAAAAAGCTATAACTGGTATTAATTTTATTGAATATACTAAAGCTTGGTTAGTTAATATTGGTAAGGTACATTTTTATAATTACTTTATAAACTCACCGGGAGGACCGGTTAAAATAACATAGATATAATTTGAAAGATATTATTACGCCATAGGAGGGCAAATACATGATTCATTCAACAGATTATGACCCAAGAGTTTTTCCTTATAAAGGAACTCAGGACCCTAATCAAATAGATAGAGTTCAAGATATGACTGTTAGTGCTACATTAAATAGAGCTAAGATAGAAGAGGTAGGTAGAGACGGTATAATAGACTGGAAAGTTGGTAATCCATCTCTTACATTAACATTGAAACAATTAGAATATGGAAATATTCAGTTTTTTAGAGATTTAGCTAATACTGCTTCAACAGATACTAAAATTGATTTTAAAGATTATGAAACATCTCAAGTAGATATTGCTGGTTATGAAACAGATGAAAATAGTGCTTTTAAAAGTACTGTATGGTATTCAAACTATAGATTAAGTGGATTTAGTGTAAATATAGGTAATCCAGATGCAATAGTAGAAAGAAATTTTACTTTAGTTGGTGAAGAGGAAACAGTTTTACAGGGAGATAATAAGTATCTTATAGTTGATAAACAAACTGCAAGTGGGGGTTCTTCTGAATCTTTTACTTTAGATGACCCAACTCCAGTTTTAGACCCTGATAATTCTGGTCAATATTTATTTAAGGTAGTAAGATATAATAATTCTGATAGTACTACTGAGGAATTAAAATATGAAGCTGGAGCAGGAGACCCTGCATTAGGAACAGATTATTATACTTATTCTGGAGGAACTTTAAAAGTACATACTAGTGCTGATGATGTAATTAAATCATACTATTCAGCAGGAAGTTATGTTGCTGGAGAATCTACTTTTACTAATAATGATAGTGATGCTGCTGCATTGTTAGCAGAAAGTTGTAGTGTATATCTACAAAGTACAAATTATATTTATAGATTACAAAGTGTTGGGGTAGATGTTTCTTTTGATAGATATGATGTTAGAGAAATTGGTGATAAAGACGTTGTTCAAAGAGGTTTAAGAGATGTTACTTGTAAGATAACTTTAGGTAGAATTTTAGACCAATGGACTATTGAAGAAGTTTTAAGAGGTGAAGTTTCTGGTTATGGTAAATTAGACATAAGAGAATATACTGATGAACTTAGTTTAGTTATTAAGATTTATTCAGATGACAAGAAAACCGTGTTTAGAACAGGATATAAGTTTACTGATTTAGCTCCTGTTGGAGTAGATGATGGAACACCTTTAAATGATTATGTTACAAGAGGAGTTACTCTTGAGGGTGAAGCTGGTTTTGTTACATCAGATGTAAATGAATTGTAGGTTGAAAAATGTAAAAATTTAAAATAGATTAGAGAGGGATTAATCTCCCTCTCTAAACAAAGTAAGGGAGATAGATATGGAATTAAAAATTGAGCACAAGTATATATTAGAATTACTTGATTATGAAAGTAAGTCTCTTGTAGGTAAAGCCTGTAAAAGATTTGAGATAATAAATACTGTAGTTAAGAATAAAGAAGGTCAAATTCTAGAGAATGAAAGTGAATCTAGAAAAGAAATTCTTAAATCTGAAGTTAAAGAATTGATTTATGAAGAGTTTAGAAGATTAAGAGATTTATTAGTTGCAGGTGGTAGAGGGTTAGAACAAAAAATTTGGAAATTTAATAAATAAAGAGACTATCTAGGTCTCTTTTTTTTTTATTTTAAGGAGGAGTATGGAAGAAGAAAGAAAAGAAAAAATTGAAGAAATTAATGAAAAAGTTAATGAAGTTATGGATATGAATTTAGTAGAGAGTTATATTAAAGATAATATTATACCATTTTCTTATGAAGATAAACAATATAGAGTTAGAAGACCTAGTTTAAAAGAAAGAAATGTAGTTAATGAGTTAAGAATAAAAAAACAAGTAGGTATGTTAAAAGCTAAGAATAAAGATGGTTCTTTTGTATATTCAAGTGAAGAAGATTTAATTAAATTATATAAAGAAAGAGGTGTAGATTTAAATGAGTTACAAAGTAAGATGGTGAGTTTACAAAATAAACGAAATCAAACAATGTTAAAATTAGGTAAAGCATTAAAAGATAAAGCTAGTGAAGGAGATTTAAAAGTATATAGAGATGAAATAGATAATTTAAAAGAGGAGTTACAGGTTTTAAATATAGAGAAAACTACTTATTTAGAATTTTCAATAGAACAACAAATGTTTATATTTGTTTATTCTTATTTAACTTCTATGATTACTGAGAAGAAAGAAGATGATAAGTGGGTTTCAATGTGGAAAAGTTATGATGAATATTTAATTGCTGATGAAAAATTTATTAATATAGTAAGTTTTCATGCGGCATTAATTATAAGTAATAATAGTTTAACATGAATCTAGATAGAGCTTATATTCTTCTTAGAAAATTAGCTAAGAGTGAATATCATCAAAGTATTTATAGTAAATGTAAAGAGTTAAATTTTAAGTTAGTTAAAAATGATATTGATTTTACTGAGCTACAAATAGACTATTTTAATCTTTTAAGTTTCTATTCTTCATTAAGCACTGATATATATCTTGGTGATGTTGATAAAATAGTATTAACAGATTTTATTTATGAAGATGCTTATATGTATTATAAAACTAATAAAGATAATAAAGATAATATAAATAGTAGTGGGCAAGAAATTAATATGAATAATAAAATTTTAAACAAAAAAAAAGATACTTATCAAAAAAGTCAATGGGTATTTAAAACGCCTAAGAGGGTGAAATAAATGGTAGGAAGTACTGGACCTGTAGTAGGTAATTATATTTTTAAAATAACAGCGGATACTAGCCAATTACTTAAATTAAGAATGGCTGTACAGAGAGCTGGTGGAGTAATTAAAAATGTTACTAAGACTACTAAGGATTTTACTAAAGCACAAACTGGTTTAATTCAGAGTACAGGTAAACTTGCTCTTAGAGCTGTTGTTGTTATTCCTATATGGTTTTTATTGAGAAGTGCTTTTATGGCACTTGTTAATGCGGTAAGTGATGTTATAAAAACATATTTAGATTTAGAAAGACAAATGGGTAGAGTAGCTACAGTTACTAGAGGTACTAGTGAAGATTTAAAAAATTTAAAAAATGCTATAATGATTTATAGTGCTGGTTCCAGTAAAGGGTTTGATGATGTTGCTAAGGCTATGTATGCTCTTGGTAGTGCAGGTTTAAATGTTAAAGAACAGATGGCTGGATTTAAACATATAATGGATTTATCTATTGGTACTTTTGGTGATACTGAACAAATAGCAAAATTAGTTGCTGGTGCTTATAATGTATTTGGTGATTCTATAGATGGAGCTCTTACTTCTTCTGGAAAAATGAAACATATTTCAGATGTGTTAGCTTATACATATTCTACTCAACAAGTAGAGTTATCAGAAATTGCTAATGCTATGACTTATGTAGCTTCTGTTGGTAAATTAGTAAATGTATCTTTTGATGATATGGTTACTACTATAGGTACTTTAAATACTGGTATGTTAAAAGGTTCTAAATCTGGTACTGCTTTAATGAACGCTTTTATTAAGTTAGCTAGTAGTAGTGATAAATTATCTGATTTAGGTGTTGCTTTTGACCCAAGTCAACCATTAGATTTTTATAATATAATGGAACAACTTAATAAGATTTATGGCAATTCATCTTTATCATTAAATAATCTTAAAGAAATAATGGATGTTTTTGGTAGAAGAGGGGGTAGAGCTGCTGCTCAGTTAATTACTGATTTTGATAGATGGAAAAAAGCAATTAAAGATACTAAAGCTGAATTTAAAGATTTTGCTGAATATATGAAAGAAACTGCTGAAGACACTTTACCTGGTGCTTGGAGTAAGTTCTGGAATTCACAAAAGGCTTTTATGTTAGAGTCTTTAGATACTACAGGATTAAAGAATTTTTTAGAGACAATTACCAAAAACAATCAAGCTGCTTTAATATATAACCAACGAAAACAATATATGTCAGAAGATATTCTTAATCGTAGAAAAAATGCAGGTAACCCTTTATTAAATCCAAGTAATAAAGCTTTCTCAATTAGTGGGAAGAATGATGCTCTTGGTGAATCTAATGCTGAAATAATAGAATGGGCTAGAGTTAATGATATTTCACAACAAATAAGAACAGAATTAGCAAAAACTGATGATGACATTGTAAAAACAAAACAGAAAGAGATGACTATAACACAGCAATTAAATGGTATTGCAGGTGCATTAGTAAGAAATATTATAGATGAAAAATATGCTATGGAGGAAGTTGAAGATATTGCACAAAGACATTTTAGTGATGTTATAAAAGGTACTAAAGAATATGAGAAATTATTAAAATTATTAAGAGAGAGATTAAAAATAGAAGAAGAAGTTGCTAAAATAGGTTATTCTGTAGATAAAGAATTAAAAAATAAATTAGATGATTTAGCAAAAGAATCTAAACTTTCTTATATGAAAGCTTCTGGTATGGAAGAAGAAGTAGTTTTACAAAGCAAAATAAGTCAATTAGTATTTGATATTAATGAAAAAATAAGAGAAAGAAATAAAAATGAAAAATTAGTAAATAAAGATAAAGCAGAATATGTTAACACTTTACAAATATCTGAAATTAATAATGCTAAAACATTATTAGAAATAGGAAGTAAAATTAGTGGGGCTCAAGAAGATGTTGTAAATTTAACTAAAACACTTATTAAATTAGACGATGAAAGAGTTAAGCTAGCTACTGAATATAGTGATAAAATAAAAGAATCTTTTAGTGGTGGTTTAGAAGGATATCTTTCTGGTGAATCTAATTTTACAAGTATATTTACTGGTGTAGGAAATGCTATGAGAACTGGTACTGCTGGAGCTTTATCTGAAGGATTAACTGAAGGATTATTTGATTCAATGGGAATAGATAAACTTTTTGGTAGTTTTGCTTCTACTATTAAATATGCTGGTCAAGGATTAATAGGTAATATTAAAAAAGGTTATGAATATGGAGCTAGAATTACAGAAAAAGCTATTATAAATGGATTTAATGGAGGTGTTAGTGGTGGAAGTGTTTATGCTGGTGGTCTTGGTGGTGGTATAGGAAGTTTTGGAAGTGGTCAATTAACTCTTCCTGGATTTGGTCAATCTGGGTTTATGAACGCTCCACTATGGGGAGGAGGAGTTTCTTCTTCAAATGCCTATGGAGTAACTGGAGGTAGAATTGGACCTGCAACTAGTGGTCAAAAAATTAGTGGTGCTTTAACAGGTGGTCAAGCCGTTGGAGCTGGAGTAATGGGTTATTCTTCTTATCAATCTGCTCAAGCAGGGGGAATGAATCAAGGAGTATCTACTGGTGCAGGTGTAGCTTCAGCTTTAGGTGCAGTTGGTTTAATGGCAGGTATGTCAAGTGCTACTACAGGATTAATGGGAGGCTTAGCTATGATTCCAGGTATTGGATGGATTGGGGCTGGATTATTGTTAATTGCTTCTCTTTTAGGTAGTGGGATGTTTGGAGGACAAAAAGCAAGTACTCAATCATCTACTCAAGAAACAACAAGAGCAATTACTTCTAAAATAGATATTAGTAATAAAGAATTAGCATGGGTTAATAGAAATTTAGTTGCATTAAAACAGGAAATGACATATATAATGGAGCAATCTTTTTATTTTAGAGAAAGGTCTTCAGCAGATGCATTTGCAATAGGAAGTCAGAGGTGATAAACAATGTCTAGAGGAACATGGAATATTAGTGTTAAAAGTGGAGGAATTTGGGGAGCAGATTCAACTATTTATAGACCAAATGGTGCACTTACTATAGGAACTGCTTCAACACAAACTAAAGGTTCTTTAGCTGATGGAAATGATGTACATATTACTCCATCAATTAAATATAAACGTGACCCATTAACTTTTATTTGGTATTATGATAATGGAACAATTAAAGCACAAGTTGAAGGATATATTGAAAGTCAAAATGATTTAAGAATTACAGACCATAATAGTACTATTTATTATGGTAGATTTACTAATATTTTAGTTAATTGGGGAACTGGAGAAGATAGTAATAAATATGATATACAAGCAACTTACGAGAGGATGCCAAGTTTAGCATAATATTATGGCAAAAGCATTAAACGCAACAATTCAAGGACAGATAGATAATAGAGATATTAAACAGAAGTTAGCTTTTAGAATTAGCAACGCTACTTTTACTTCTGATTTAATGAGTTGGAATATATCTTATAGTATTGATTTTGGTTCTGCTTTAGCATCTTTTATTTTAGATAATAATGATGGTAAGTTTGGAAATGGTGGAGCTAATAAAATAGAAGTTGGTGATGTTGTAGAGTTTTCTGAATTCTATATGGGAGATACTAATGAATGGAAGAAGTTTTATGGTATTGTAAATCAAAGGTCTATTTCAAAATCTCCTAATCAAAGATATATCTCTGTACAATGTCTTGACTATATTTCAATATTAAAAAATTTAGATATAGATATGGTGAGTGAGGGAACAAGAGTAGAGATAGAAGATGAAACTTTATCTCCTGTTTATTTAACATCTCCAAATGATGATTTAGCTCAATTATATAATTTTGCTAATAATTCAGTAGCTACTCAACCTATACCATCAATTAGATTTAGAGATAAAAATCATACTAATAATTTAGATACTCAATATGATGGATTTGAGATTTATTATGCTACTGGACAATTAAAACTTGGAACTGCTTTAAATGCAAAAAATAATTATGATGTTATAGCTACTTATTTTTACTATACAAAAGGAAAATATGTAGAAGATGTAATAGAAGAAATTATAACACAGGAAGATGGTTATTCTGGGTTTTTATTTGGAGAAGCATCTGCACAAGCAGTAATTGATAATCATTTAATAAGTAATCTAAATACAGAAGAAGGAACTTCTACAGATACATTAATAGGTAATAGTATTACTCAGAGTTTAACAATAGAAACAACTTTAGCAGATGATTTTGACCCAGATGCAAGTGGTAGTGGTGATACTATTCTATATCTTGTAGATGCTACTGGATTACCAAATTCTTTAGATTTTGCACAAACTATATCTATTAATGGAGATTCATTTAGTTATACTGGAAAAGATAGTAATAGTTTAACTGGAGTATCTGGTTTAGGTGAACATAGTTCTGGTGATTATTGTAAATATACTGCTTATTATGAATCTGGTCAAATTTGGAGTACTAAATATGATAATATTCAAACAACATTAGAAGCTGGTGATTTTACTATTCCTGGTGGAGCTTCTTTTGTTTATTTTGATAAGAGATTTGGAAGATTATTTTTAGATATTGGTATAGCAGTAGGTTCAACAGTTACATGTGATACTAGTTATTCTTTTAAAACATTACAAGCTACTGGAATAGAAATAAATAGAATAGTATTTAGAAGTAGAGAAGTAAGTAATAGATTAGAAGCTATTAAAAAAGTAAAAGCTTATTGTGCTCCTAATTATATTATAAGAACTCAAGGGGATGATAAAATATGGTCGTCTTATTTTAGTCAGAAAGTTTCTGCTGATTATACATTAACTTTACCAACTTCATTTAATTATATGGAAGACCCAGATTTATATACTAGAGTTAAAATGTGGGCAAAAAATAAACAACCTACTAATATAATGTTTGGAACTGAAGTTGATTATGAATCTGATACTGAAAGTTCTTATACTGGTACAGCTTCTAAAGATGAATTATCTTATTTTGGAGAAGAAAAATCTGGAATACTTTCTGCATGGGCACAAGGTATGTTAGAGGAAGCAATATTATTAAAACAAAGTAGTACACAGTTACTTATAGAATATATAAAAGAAAAATATATAGATAAAACTCATAACACTCAATTATCAACAGGTTATCGTGTTTATGGTACTGTTATTTCAGATAATAGAGGGAAAATTATATTGGGAGAAACAATTCCTATAGTATATATAAATGAAGTACCAATTGATAATAGTGTTCATCCACAAATTGCTGTTCCAGTAAAAGTAAAACAAACAACTACAACTAATACTACTAGTGGTAGTAAATCTAAATCTGTAAGTACTATTACTTATTACTCTTATGAAGTATTTTTTCCTCATTCAAATTTAGTTCCAAGTGAACCTATTTATTTATATAATAATAAAGCGGTATTACTATATATTTTAGATGCAAATGACCCTAATGTAAATTATGTAGATGGAACATGGACTGTTCCAGGTATAGAAAAAAATGATGGTGTTGAAGTTTTATCTACTGCTAGTTATCATGTATTATATGCTGAAGATAACTTAAAAATAGAATATGATGATGTTGTTTTTAAAATTCATAGAAATTTAATACCGGAACCAGATAATGTGGTAGTTAAAGCAACTTTTGAATATTGGGCAATTGCAGTGGGAATAAAAGATATTAGTAGAATAGTTGATGGAAGAAGAGATACTCAATTTCAATTAGAATTTTTTGGTGAACCTCCAAGAGGATTTCAGTTAGCTAATATTGATTTAGGAGCAATTTATAAAATAGAAGCAATTGATTTAATAAGTGGATATTTTAAGCCAGACGATACTAGAAAATTTGATGTTGGTTTTAGATTAACTTTACAATATTCATTAAATAATTCAGATTTTTATGCTATTAGTGATGAAACTGATAGTTTTGAAATGAGTAGTGGAGAAGTAAAAAGTTTTGAAGAAGAAGATTTAGGTAGTGGATTTCAAGCAAGATATTTAAAATTTTCATTAGAAGAAGTAGATAAAATAGAATATGGAAGAGGTAGATTTGTTGTTGCTCTATCTGAAATGTCAGTCTATGGAGATATAATATTAGAATCTACTGCTACATTAATACCTACTACTACTTTAACTTCATCTGTTACGGATAGTGATACAACTATACATGTTTCAAGTACTTCTGAATTTTCAGAACCACCTGGAGGAGGAACATCAACTGCTTATTTATGTGAGAGTTCTCAAAAGGCATTTACTTATAGTGGTTTAACATCCACTACTTTTACTGGATGTACAATAGTTAGTGGAGCTAGTGCCAGTTCTGAAGATTATGTAGTACAATCTATTGAAGGAGATACTACTTTATATGATGAAGATAAATTAAGACAAAATTTGGGAGATAGACTTTATAAAAAGAATTTAATAAGTGATAGAAATTTATATTTACAAAGTGAATTAGATGATTTAGCTAAAGATTATTTAGAAGAGTTTTATAAAAATCATAGTAAAATACAAGTTCAGGTTGTTTATTCTCCATATTTAAGGGTAGGACAAACAGTTAACGTTAATGAGAGTTTTAACAATATAAATCAAAATTATTTTATAGATTCAATTAAAGATAGTAATGGTAATCTTGCATTAGTATTAGCAAGATACCCTTAAAATAAAGGATATATATGCTTTCCTTAACTCATGAATTACAGACTAGAATAACAATGAGAATTAAAAATAGAGAAGATATCTCTGATTTAATTCAAGATGTTGATATTAGAAATGGTAATTTTCAATATGCTACTATAAAAAACTTTAACAGAATTAAAACCAATATGTCAGGTGCTAAATTTAATAATGCTGTTATTGGTGAAAAAGGAAGAATAACTAATATATCTGGAAATACAATGATAGGGTGTGATTTTAGTGATGTAACCTTTGTAGGTAAGATATTTATGAGAAGATGTAATTGTACTGATTCTAATTTTTCTGGAGCTGATGGTTCAAATGTTGAATATCAAAATACTTTATTTTATGGTTGTAAATTTTGTGAAACATTATTAAGACTTGGTACTGCTTATGGTATGGGAGCTAGATTTTCAAGAGATTTTTTTAAAGACCTTGAACGAGGTTGGAATGTAAAAATAATACCAAATGATTAATCAAGAATAATGGGAGTTTTACTGTGGAAAAGCTAAAAAATTTAAAATTAATTAAAGAAATTCAAAGTAAATATGCTTTGATTAAGTTGTATCGTACAGAAGAAGGAAAATTAATGTTATGTTTAGACACTTTTATTCAATTTGTTGAAGGAGAAGATGAGGAAATATATCATAAAAATCTTACTAGACATTCTTTTGATTCTAACTCAAAGAATTTTTTAATATTGGGTGGAGGAGATGGATTTGTTTCTAGAGAAATATTTAAATATGATGTTAATGCTAATATAGATTTAGTTGATATAGATGAAGAAATGATTAGATTGTCATTATTTAACAAAGATTTATTAAAACTTAATAAAGGCAGTATGCATTTTACTCGTAAATATATTAGTAACGCTTTTTATTGGGTTAAAAATTGTGAAAAAAAATATGATTCTATTATAGTTGATTTTCCAGATGCTAATAGTGAAGAATTAAAAAAGTTGTATACAAAAGAAATGTATGAAAATATAATAAAACTACTTAATAAAAATGGAACTGTAAGTATTCAAGCACATGATGATATAGTAGATAGTGTGTCTAAAAATATTAAAGAAATATTAGGAAATGCTAAAGTTTATAAACATAAAATGCCTTTTCTTGGAGAAGGTAATGTTGTAGTGGGGAAAAATGAGTTCAACTTATAAAGACCTTTTCACTCTTATAAATGAACAGATAACAAAGAGGATAGAATATCCTTCTGTTGATATTTATGGTGATGGTCAAAGTAGTAGAAGTCAAATATTATCGTCTAATATTATGACTAGTTTTTCTTCTACTGATACTATACAGATTACTAATTCATTAATAAAATTACTTAATGAATTAATGCCTTCTCATATAAAATCAGGATTAACTGTAACTCAAACAGACCCAATATCTAATAAAATTAAAGTTTATGCTGGAGTTGGTAGTGTTGGAGGTAGAGTTTATTATTTAAATAAAGATGTAGAAATACAAATACCTTTTGATGATTCAACTTATGTTTTTTTCATTAATTTATATGTAAATGGAATAGAAATATCACGAACACAAGATGCTGATAGATTAGTAATTGGTAAAATAGTAGTTCCAAATCCTAGCACTACTAATAGAGTAAAAAATAAAAGAAAAGATAATTATGAAGGTGATGCTTATATAGTAAATTTTAAAGAAGCTAAATTTTATAGTGACCAAAACGATAATCTTGAAGAAGATAGTGTTGATATACTTAAAGATTCTATTAGTGAAATATTAGCAGATACTATTGTAGGAAATATAACTTTAAGTGAAAATCTTAAAATAATAAATACTAGAGGTACATTAGAATTAGATAGTAGTTCAGTTAAAATTAAAGATATTGATGGAGATGTAATGGCTAAATTCAATCAATATGGTACATTTTTTTATGATAGTGATGGAGTTGAAGTAGCTAAATTTAGTGTAGATGGAGCTACTATTGGTAATATAGATATAACTAAAAGTAGTATTAGAAGTGGTAATTTTGCATCTGGAGCATTAGGTGAAGGTTTTAAAATAGAAGATACTGGAGATGCTGAATTTAATAATATATTTGCAAGAGGTAAAATTTCTTGTTCCGTATTCGAATATAATACTGTTTCTGCTATGGGAGGTAATTTATTAATATCTCATGATGCAGATAAATTAAATCAAGATATGACTAGTATCTCAACTACTTTAGTTACTGATGGAGATGTTACTTTTGCATCTGGAGATATTTTGTGGTTAAAAGATGGTACTAACTCAGAATATATGACAATATCAGGAGTTACAACTGCTACTACTTATACTGTTACTAGAGGTAGTGGAGGTAGTGCTGTTGCTTGGACAAAGGGTATTGGTATTATTAATTTAGGTCAATCAGGAGATGGTGGTGTATTTTTAACTGCTTCAGAAACAAATGGTCCTTATATGTCAGTGTTTACTCATGCAGGCAGTCCTTGGAGTAGTCTTACAACTAAAGTAAGAGTGGGTAATCTTAATGGGTTTTTAGGATATAGTAGTGATAAATATGGTATAGCGATAGGTGAAACAGATGCTTATTTAAAATATGATTCTACAAATGGATTAAATATAAAAGGCTCTATTACTGTTACTGGAGGTAATGCATCTGTAACTTTTTATCAAGATGCTGAGCCAAGTGGTGAAGGTGAAAAAGATGGAGATTTTTGGGTAGATACAAATGATGATGATAAACTATATGTTTATAATTCTGGAACATGGGTATTATCTGCAAGTTCTGTTGCTATTATATCATTTAGACAATCTGCTATACCTACTGCAAAAAATGCTGGAGATTTATGGATAGATACAGATGATAATAAGCTTTATAGAGCTACTACTGCGGGAGATGATGAAATTACTGCTGGTGAATGGGAGTTACAAAATGCAGCAATAGCTACTGGCTGGTCACATGCTTCTGATACAACAAAAATAGATGGTGGAGATATATATGCAGGTTCATCTGTAACTATAGGTTCTGGCGGTCTTTTAAAGATAGGACAAACAGCTTATGATACAGGTACAGGGTTTTGGGTTGGAGATGATAGTGGAACTTATAAACTATCTATTGGTAATGCTTCAGGGAATAAACTCACTTGGAATGGTAGTACACTTTCTGTTTCAGGAACAATAAATTTAGCTAATACAGTATCTACTTCTGGAGCTGGATTATATTTAGGTTCAAATTATATGGGTTATTATGATAGTTCTGCTTGGAAAACATATATGGATAGTTCTGGTAATTTCTATTTAGGGGGAACTACTGGTAAATTACAATGGAATGGAACTTCTCTTACTGTAAGTGGAGTTATTAATGCAACATCTGGTAATTTTACAGGAGGTATAACTCTTGGTAGTGATGCAAATGTAGTTATTGATGGAACTAATAAAGCAATAAAAATATATGGTGCGAATATTGTTATTGAAACAGATGTAAATGATGTATTAGATTGGATAGAAAATTCTACTACTTATGCTGCAACAATAGACCCAGATACTTATACTCCTGCTGAATTAGCGGCTGAAGTACAAACTGAAATGAGAGCATTAGGAGATAATGATACTACTGTTACTTATAGTTCAACAACTCGTAAAATTACTATAGCAAATTCTACAATAACAACTTTGACTTTATTATTATATTCTGGAACTAATACTTCTCAAACAATAGGTCAAGCTTTAGGTTTTACTGTTACTGCTAATAAAACTGGTGCATTAACTTATGCTGCTGATGAAGAAGCAGCATTAAGAGTAAAAATGGGATTATTGTAATGGCATATGGAATAAAAATGTTTAATGATTTTGGAGTTCTTAATTTAGCTGATGATTCTAAAGCATTAAGATTACATGATAGTGGAGTAGTTTCCGTTCCTGCAAGAACTGGTACTCTTGCTAGTCCTCCAATTACACCGGGAAGTATTTATGTAAATATAACTGCGGTAGATGCTAATGCTATAGTAGAAATTATTGATAGAGATACTACAATCACAGCTGTTAGTCAATTATCTATTGATATTAGACTTGCTACTGTTGTTAATAATCATTTTACTCAAGTTCTACTTTCAAGCTTTTCTTTATCTGCAAGAATAGTCATGTGGAAGGTATGGGTGCATATATGAGTAATGGAATACAAGTTAGAAATTCTAGAGGGGAAATAGTTACAGATGGTATTTCAGATATAGGTCAGCATATAGGTGAAAGCGGTGCAAGTATTAATGGATATCAATTTTCTACTGTGGATATTTCTAGTATTACTAGTTCTTTAAATACTTCAGTTATTCCAAGTGTAACAAGTAATTGGGCAAGTCCTTATTATCGTAGAAATGGTGATAATATATATATATATAATCGTTTTTGGTTTAATTTAACACCAGCACCATATGTGAAAATATCTGTTTTAAATGTTGGTAGAGGAGAAGAAAATACTGGTGGGAGTGTATATGGATTTAAAGTATTTGATGACGGTAATAGTTCAATTATAAACTCAAACTCAAGAACAATGAGATGGGTTGATGGAAGGTCTTATAGTCATGTGGGTGCCACTGTAGCTGGAACTTATAATAATTGGGTTGTTTGGTCAACTACATATAATATATCAGCTCTTAATTTTAGAGTTCCTCCTTATGTTATTATATCTCCATCAAGTTATTCAAATATAACTGATGGAGTTGAATATTGTCGTTATGCTGTTGTATGGTATGTTTCTACATCAACTTTATATATAGGTACTTATTTATATCAAAGTAATGGGTTTAGTATAACTATACCTGCTACTGTATATAGAATGTTACTTTTATCATTAGACTAATACTATAAAAATATGAAAAGAATAATAATAAAAATTGGAAACGAAAATACATTACTAAAAAGTAATGTTGGGTTTGGAAAAAGTAAAATAAAAGAGAATAAATCAGATAAAAAATTTCCTAACTTTTCTGATGCTGATGTTGTTACAGATGATTTAACTGAAAGTAAAGACAGTAGTTTTAAAGGAAGAAAAATAAGGAGGTAACTTTGGAACATAATTTGTTTAAGCCTAAAAGTTTTGAAGAAGGAAAACACGCAGTAGTTGGAAACTGTAATAGTTTTACTATGCAAGAAAGATGGGATGCTGAAACTCCTCTTTTTGCTGATGAAATATTAAAATATTCCAAAGATACTATACTTGATTATGGTTGTGGTGTTGGTAGATTAGCTAAAGAAATTATTAAACAGAATGATAAAGTTAAAGTAACTGGTACTGATGCTTCTGTAGAAATGTTAGAAGAAGCTAAAAAATATGTTGATAGTGATAATTTTAAAGTTTTATTACCAGAAGAATTAGAAGAAAAATTCTCTTTAATATACTGTGTTTATGTTTTACAACATGTTCCATCAATAGAACTTAGAAATATATTGATGAGAATACATAATAATTTAGAAGATGATGGAAAGTTTGTTTATTGTTCAAGTGATTATAGAATGTGTATTAGATTTGATAATCAAGGATTTTTTGATGATAGATTTTTAGGTGTAAATATTAGAGAAGAAATTTCTAGATTTTTTGAGAATCCAGTACCTTTATTTGATAAGGAAATTTTAGGTAGTAATGAAATACTTAATAGAATGATAACTGGTTATGATGGAGGATTACCTCATCCAGCTTTTGTCTATACTAAAAAGAAAATTAAAAGTTACTTTAATACTATTATTAATAAAGAGAAAGAGGAATTACAATCAGTAGAACTAAAGAAAACAAAAAGGTCAACAAAGAATAATTTAGTGTTAATAAATAGGCTTGCTCCTGGAGATTGTTTAGTTATGACTAATGCTATTAGAGATTTACAAACAGCTCATCCAAATAAGTATAAAGTTGAAGTTAGAACTCCTTGTCCAGAGATTTTTGCTAATAATCCTTATTTAACTAAATTAGATTATAATGAAGAAACTTATAATGAAATAAATAGAACTTTTTCTAAAAGAAGTGGTAATATTAAAGCTGATAATAGTATTATAGAAAATGGTGATATATCTTTTATAGATATGCACTATCCTTTAATACATCAATCAGGCACTAAAGGTTCTCACTTTTCTGAGGGACATACTTTATTTTTATCAGAAGTTTTAGGTATTGATATACCACAGAAAGATTTAAGACCACAATTATTTTTAACTCAACCAGAAAAAGATTGGGTAAATCCAGTTCATACTAAAACAGAATGTAAAGGTAAATATTGGGTAATTAATGCTGGTTCAAAAGGTGATTATACATTAAAACAATATCCTTATTATCAAGAGGTTGTAAATTTATTGAATAAAAATAATATATCAGTAGTTCAAATTGGACAAAAGAGTCATTCTCATGTTAACTTAACAGGTACTTATGATATGTTAGGTAAAACAAATTTAAGAGAACTTTTTAGAGTTATTTATCATGCAGAAGGAGTAATTACTTGTGTTAGTTTACCAATGCATGTAGCGGCTGCTTTTAATAAGCCATGTGTAGTAGTAGCTGGAGCTAGAGAGGGTACTAGATGGGAATTATATCCAAGTCATCAATTTTTATATGTAAATGGTTGTTTACCATGTGCTACTTATGATGGTTGTTGGAGAAGTAAAAGTGAAGAGTGTAATAATAAAATAAACAATGTTCCAAAATGTATGATGATGATAACACCAGAAGATATATATAATGCAGTAAATAGATATTATCTTGGCGAAATATTAGTAAAAGATAATGTAAGAAAGGAGATGTTAGTATGAATTCTTTAGAAAAGTTTAACTTATTAAAATCATGTTTGAAGTTTGATGCAGTTACTAACGCTTCTGTATTTAATACTTTAAGAATACTGAAGGGAGTTAATAAAGGTGATTTATATCATGAAGCTTATTTGGGTCACTATAAAAAAAGAGGAAATACCTTTGTTGATTACTATCATTTACTTTGGACTATTGGTTCTATAATAAAACCAAAACAGATTATGGAGATTGGCTGTAGAACAGGTATTTCTATTTGTCAATTATTATCTTCTTATGTTGATTCATTTCCAGAGAGAATAATGTTATTTGATTTGTTTGCTGATGAATTTTTATCAGAAGAATTAGTAAGATTAAACTTAAAACAATTGAATATTAATTCTGAAAATATTAAGTTTATTGTTGGTGATTCAAAAAAACAAGTACCAAGATATTTTGCAAAAAATAATCTGTTATTTGATTATATACTAGTGGATGGTGACCATAGTAGAGAAACAGCTAGAATAGATTTAGATAATGTTGTTCCAATGCTTGAAGAAGGTGGTATCATTATTTTTGATGATATTTCTCCTGATGGGTGTGGTTTAATAGATGTATGGAGTAAATTTACTGAAGATTACCAGAATGATTTTTATTTTGCTAATGATATGAATGGTAAAGGGGTAGGAATAGGAGTTAAGAAATGATTGACCATCCAAGAGATTTAGAATATTTTGAAAAGTATCCTGAACCAGTAATGGAAGCTTTACAGAATATGCATTTTACTAATGTTAATACTACTATAACCTATTATGGACCAATGCTTTACTATATTGCTAGAGCTATGGGTGCTGAACAAATACTAGAAATAGGTCATGCAGAAGGATATACTTCATTTTATTTAGCTAATGCTGTAAAAGATAATGCTCAAAGATTTGGAATGGCTGGAAATAGGTATCATGGTATTGATATTGTTCAAACAGAAAAAGTTCGTAAACAGTTACAAGAGAAGAACTTGCCAGTTAATTTAGTTGAAATGGATTCAATGACTTTACCCGGAGAATTTAAAGATATAAAATTTGATATTATTTTTCAAGACGGTAATCATGATAATGAACATGTGTTATTTGAATTAGAAACAATGTATTCTCAATTGAAGAGTAATGGTTTATGGATATTTCATGATTCAGCTGGACCCGCTGAAGAAGCTTGGCATAAAATAATGGGAATGATTAAAGAAAAAAAATATCAATTTGAATATATAAGACTGTTAGGAATATATGGTATAAGTATTATGAGAAAAATAGAGGGAGTTGACCTTGAAAAAAGATATTGGACAAACTAATATGATATATACAATTGGAGACAGTCATTGTTGGCATGCATGGTTAAAAGTTCCTAATGTTACAACTCAAACAATGGGACCAATGACAATGCACAGTCTTGGTTTAAGTAAGCCTATTTTAGTAGAACATTTACCTAAAGATTCACATATTGTTTTTAGCTGGGGTGAAATAGATTGTCGTTGTCATGTTCATAAATATCAACCTTGGAAAGAAACAATAGATATTTTAGTAAAAAACTATATTGATACTATAAGATTAAACGCAGAGATAAATAAAAATATATTGATTTATAATGTAGTTCCTCCGCCTAAGAGAAAAAATGCTCAAGAAAGTAGTAGCTTTCCGTTCTTAGGAACAGATGAAGAACGATTATCTTATGTTAAATATATGAATAAATTATTAAGTGAATCAGAGTATCCTTTTATAGATGTTTATGATAAATATTCTGAATCTGATGGATTTCTTAAGATGGAATTAAGTGATTATCATGTTCATGTTGAAGATGAAAAATATTTAATTGAATGGATAAATAATAACAGGGAGAAATCATGAATCAATCAGTTGTTATTCAGAAATTGTTTAAAGAATATTTCAAAGATAAACTTATTACTGGAATTGAGATAGGGACTAATCGTGCTGATTTAACTCTCGCAATTCTAACAGCTATGCCTCATAGCTTTGTATATACTATTGACCCATGGAAGCATGAGAGTGTAGATGATATGCTCCCTGGAGATGAACTATTTGAATCAGGACAACCTCAATCATATCATGACCTAAATAGGGAACAGACTAAAAAAAGACTATTAATTCCAGAGTATGAAGATAGAGTAGAAATAATACCTTTAAAAAGTTCAGAAGCAATAGGAAGATTTACTCCAGATTCTTATGATTTTGTGTGGCTAGATGGAAATCATAGTAAAAGTGCAGTAACATCAGATTTAGAACTATATTACCCTTTAGTAAAGAAAGGTGGTATTTTTGGTGGACATGATTATTTATGTGTTCATCCATTAACTGAAATTATAAAAGAAAAGTTTGGAGATAGAATTATTACTGGTGATGATTTTACATGGTGGGTGATTAAATGAGAGAAAAATATGGATTTTTAGCACAGAGAGAAGGAAATAGAAAATTTAAAGAGTTTCCTTTTTGTAATTATACTGTTCCAATTCGTCAATTTCTACAAAGTCTAGATTTTGATATGCCTAAAATTATTAATCTTACTTATAATGGACCAGTAGTTACTATTGAAAGTGAATGGGTTGAAGGTATAGATTTTTTACACTTACAGGATAAGAAAGAATTAACTCTTGATGACTTTTATAAATGGGGAGTTTATATGGCTAAATTACATAGTGTAAAAAATGATGAAGGACTTTTTGTAGCTTCTCATGATTTACAATATGGTAATGTCATTAGAACTGATGATGGTAAGGTAATGCTTTGTGATTGGACTAAATTATATTATACAGATTTTCCAGAGGAAGAAATAATAAGATATATTTTGTCACCTTATGCTTTTAAAATAGAACATAAAGATTCTTTTATAAAAGGATATTTAACTCAAAAAGGTATTACATTAGATGATATTATTCAAAAAACTCTTAACGCTAATTGGGATAATTATCAAGATTTATATTGTAAGGGAGTATTGTTAAGAAGAGGACCTCGTAGTAATAAAAGGCTTAAATTCTTGCCTAAAGATATGACTGGATTAAAAGTAGTAGATATAGGTTGTTCTTGTGGTATGTTGGCTAGAGAAGCTAAAAGATTGGGAGCAAAATATGTATTAGCAATAGATAATCAACATCATACAACACATAATCTTATAGATTTAGTTTCGGTAGTGTCATATGCAGAGAGATTACATCTAGACTTTACAGCTGGTGATGCTTCAAATAGTTTATTTATAAAGAATAATTCGTTTGATGTTATATTCTTTTGTGCTGTATCTGGACATATTGGAGCGGAGAAGGAACGATTTGCATATCTTCAAATGTTAAGAACTAAGTGTAAGATAATGTATTTTGAAACTAATTTAGGTGGAAAAGAAGAACCACATAGAAAATTATTAGAGAGAGCAGGTTTTAAAGATATAGAATGTTTAGGTGAAAGTGGAGACCCTGACCGTAATGAAAATAATCATTATACCATGTTTAAATGTAAGGGAGACCTATAATGAAACCTATAATGAAACCTATATTGAAAGTAAGTAAGGTAATAGAACCTTATTATCAAGAAAAGAAAATAGTTCAAGAAATTGAAGAACGAAAACCTAAGACTGTTCTAATAATATTTTGGCATGGTCTTGGAGATTTGGTAATGTTTTTAAATCTCTATGATAACTTAACAGAGCAATTTCCAGAGATTAAATTTGATTTAGCTGTTCAGAGAGGTTTATCTTTTGAAGATATAGTTCCAAATGCAGTTTTTATTGATGGAGATTATCTAGATACTTTAGAAGAAAAACCTTATGATTTAATAGCTAAAGTTCATTTTCATATGAGTGAACATCAAACTAAATTAACTAAAGGTGAATGGTGTTGTAATCATGAACTTGGAATACCTCTTGTTAATGGTCATAAATATGTTGGAGAAGGAAAAAAGAGATTAGTAGGAGTACATTTTAATATTACTTGTTTACCAGATGCATGTAAACCAGATGAAGAAACAGCTAAAAGAATTTGGCAAGATATTATTGAAAGTGGTTATATTCCAATAGAAACTCATTTTGAACATACTTTTCATAATCCAGTTAATACTAAGTTTGATTTTATAGATTGTAGTGTTAGAAAAGCAATGCCAAGAATAGCAAGTTTAGTTGGATTAATAAATAGTTTAGCTGGTTTTGTTGGTGTAATAAGTGGTAATATGCATGTTGCTCTAGCTAATTTACCAGAATCAAGAATACTTTATTTAGAGAAAGATTTAAAATTAGAATGTTTTACTAAGAAAAAAATAAGTAAAGCATCTATTAAACCAAAAGAATATAAAGGAGAAGTAAAAAAATGGCTTCAAAATTTGCATATATAGTAGGTGGTGATTATAAATATATACCGGAACTTTGTGCGTTACTAAATAGTTTAAATGATGTTGGTAATAAACAGGATGTTCATTTACTTGGGATAAAATTACTGGAAGAATTTACTTCTCAATTTGATAAACTTAATTATAAAGTAATACATCATAATATAACAGAGGAAGAATATACTGCTGCTAAAGGAATAAGTGAAATAGTATGTAGAAAAAGATACTGGTATGCTGCTGAATTTGGAAAAGATTATGATGCTGTTTGTGTATTAGATGCTGATTTAATTTTTGTTCGTAATCCTATTCAATTCTTTGTTATAGCAGAAAAAACAGGTTATATACTTGGTCCCTGTAAAGAACAGAATAAAGTATATGATAGTCCTCATCATCAATTTAGAGGAGAATGGATAATTCCAAAAGGATACTTTAATACAAAAGATTTATGTAATTGTCCATTATTTATAGATTCTAAAAAACATGATAAAGCTTTAAGAGAGAGTTGGAATATATTTATTAATGGTTTTGATGAGATGAAAGGTACTAATTTTAAAGCTCCTGATATGGATGCAATGAATATATGTTTTATTAAGTATTCTGGTGAAGAAAATATACTTCCTTTACCTGGAATTCAATGGTTAGGTACTAATGAACAATTACTAAAACCTTATATTCGTGCAGTAAATAAAAGAGATGGTAAAATATGGACTGAATCTGGTATTATGTTATTTACTTTTCATGGTCAATTTTATCATAAAAAATGGAAAGAATGTCAAATAGACAATAGAGTAAGATGTGCTAGAGGATATTTGAAGTTAACTGGAGAAGCAGACAAAGCTCTTGCAGACCAAGCAAGAGGAGCAATGAATTGTCTTGATGAGTATTTTAAGAAAATGCTAAAAGGTCCAGTTACTATAGAAATGGGTCGAGATTATCGACACGATGAAAATTGGGGGAACAAATAATGTCTATAGGAATTGACAGTAATACGGTATTAATGCTACATTTAGATGGGTCAGATGGAGCTACCTCTACGAGTGACTCTTCTCAATATAGCCAAACAGTATCTTCTTTTGTAGCTACTGCACAATTAGATACTGCTAATTATAAATTTTCTCCTTCCTCATTATTATTAGATGGTAATAGTGATTATATTATAATTACTGATGCTGCAACATTAAGATTTGGTTCAGGAAGTTTTACTATAGATATGTGGGTATATACTCCACGTTCATCTGTTTATTGCTTTATATCTAAAAATGATGGTAATTCTTCTACTGAATATAATTTTAGAGTTGAATCTGATGGTGATTTATCATGGGGAACTTCTGATGCTAATTATACTAGTAATAATGCAAGAAAAGTTGCTGCTAATACTTGGGAGCATGTTGCTGCTGTGCGAAGTGGTACTACTTTTAAAATGTATATTGGTGGTACTGAGGTATATACTAGAACAGATTCTAACAATTATAGTACAACAACTGATATACATCTTGGTAGAAGAAATGGAGGAACAACGTGGTATTGGAATGGTTCAATAGATGAAGTAAGATTGTCTAATGTAGCAAGATGGACAAGTTCTTTTACTCCAGATACTACTCCATATACTACTAGTAGTTCTAGTTCAAGCTCTAGTAGTTCTTTTTCTAGCTCTAGTTCTTTTAGCTCAAGTTCCAGTTCATCAAGTAGTTCTTTTAGTTCT